AAACTCCCCAGCACCATCAGTCATACCATGAAACTCGCCCCAAACACCCACGGTCTGATTAAAAAACTCAGTCAATGACAAAGCAGTATCAGTCATCGCCCTAGAGTTCTGATCCGTGTAACTAGGAAGAACAGGAGACATCCACTTACGCCCAGCCTTATCCATCACACACGCACCTTGCGGAACGAATAGCGGAACACAACACCATTCACACCCCACTTAGCACCAGACGACCCGAACCTGATCTGCACAGCACGAGCCGAACCCAACGCTTCGCCACGCACCGTGTCAGACCCATAGTTCTCAGTCCAACTTTCAATATCGTCAGGAGTACCCGACGCATCGGAAACAAAATCGACATCAAACTGTCTATCAAAATTGAATGTGTTCCAATCATGGAACACATCCACATTCAACTGGTATTCGTCAGCAACCCTAGACACAATGAACTCTGGCGAACGCCAAAACTTACGGGCTTGTGGTTGCCCCAGATCCTGCCAACCCATCGTATAGTAGCCATCAAACACCGTGTCAGTATCATCAACGCAATCAGTAGCCAAAGCAGGATCAAACTTTAAAACCTTAGGATAATACGGATGAATATACACACCGTTTGTGATCCCGTCAGGGAACACAAAATCGACACCACCAACCATTGCATGGCCGTCAGCCGTGCGATAACGCGACCAAGCCCCACCCTTACCAACACTAGGATCAAACACAAAACTGGCTGTCGCTACAGGCGGACGAATATATCCGTCATACTTAACTTCTTCATCATCATAGATGCCACCAGCGATCTGTGTGCCATCATAGTTCTGGAAATCGTCAGGGCTAACACCAACAGGTAAACTTACAAACACTTTACGTTTCATCCAGTCAACATGCACAGCATCCAAAGCGTTCTTGTTGATCTCACCAGACTGGATCAAAGGACGCAACTGTTGAAACACGTCAACAATAGATGAACCATCGTAACGGAACACCCCGTCAGGCCAAGAAAAGAAATACACAGCCTGTTCGCTAACCGCAACAGTCTGCGACGAATACGTGCCCAACTCCTGTGTTAAAGGAACCAACTGGAAAGTGCTCGCATTGTAACCATGAATAGCAAACACAGCACGATCCTTAAACACAAGTATATGGTTCGAGAACGGAACCAGCGCACGGATACCTTGACCCCCGCCAACAACGTCAATGTAATCGTTCTCACGCCACGACTCAGGGAACAACGGATGCGACCAGCGCACCCTGTCAGGATAAGATGTACCGTTCTCGTCTGTGGCCGCAACCCAGATACGATCAACATGGCTAGCGACATGATCTGCAGTTGGCATAAAGCCAGTTGTCGGAGACAACAAGTCATCCTGCCAAGCACCAGAACCGCTAGGAGTCAACGCAGTAGCAACATTGCCATCCCACCTGTGCGAAGCGGTGCCCTCACCGCAAGCAATATACAACTCAGGCTGGCTACCAATCCACTCCGCAAACTCCGCACCATACTCGTTAGTAGTCGCAACATCAACAGAAGAACCATTCTGAATCACATCAAAAGTATTTGAAGTAGCATAAAAGATTTTATCGTTAGCAGTAACAATCAACTGCGGGCTAACAACCCGCCAATGAAACAACTTGTGAGGAGCAAAGTTGGCGGCAGAAATGCCGCCAATATCTACACTGTTGACACATGAAGAACCATCACGTTGCTGGACACCACCCCTAGGGTCAATGTCCACATTCAACATGTCAGGTGACTCATTCTTACCTAGATTGAAAACGTCGGCACGAAGATTCAAACCACCCGTAAAGTCCTCTATAGCGGCAACAGAAACCATCAGAAACTCATGTAATCCCAACGGCGGCCAGCACCACCACTAGACAAACGGACAGGAGCATACGAATCGGCCTTCATCACATCACGCCTAGCAAACGCAACCGTGTCATTAAACGAACGCTCAAACTCCTGTGCAGGTTGAAACGCTTCCTGCATCTTGTAGATGCGAGACACAGAATAATCAACCAACGCCAAATCAAACGCCTCCACCCCATCAGGAGCAGTACCAGCAGTCACCCAATCCTCAGCCTCACGATAGGCACGCACCTGAAACGTGTAATCCTGTGCGGGAGTAGGGAAGAAATATATTTCTTCACCCCAATAAGCAACAAACATCGGACGACCAGCCGCATCCTGAACACCAAGATAATCCTGCTCAGCCTCATCCAACGAAATCATCGTCAAACGATGATTCGATGGATCAACAACACTAGCAATCTCACGAATGTTGTGAACGCTAAAATCATCAACATCATACTTGCGTTGATCGGCAGTAACCGTCATTTCAAACGACACTTCAAGGAACGGCCAACGCCGTTCCAAATCTATAATACGATTATACCCATCACGAACAAACAGATCCAACAGACCATCAGAAACATCAGCAGTAGAAACCTCTGTTATCTCCCTAGCCTTTGAACGGATATCACTCAGCGTCAGACGTGCCATCAGACATCTCCTTCTTAGACTTGATTAAACCCATAGAACGAGCATGACCAAAACAATAATCCGTGCCCTTGGCCTTACGGCCTGTGCACGTATCTTCATTAGCGGCACACAGATTGCCCCTACCTAGATACGGCGCAGACGGAGCCGCTAGGCGCGCTCCGTCCATGTGGGCTAGACGTGCATCGTTCGCTGGTCTGCCATAAAAAGAATATGCTGGTACTCCACTCATACAATATGCCTTCTCGTTCTAAGCCCTAGACGGAATCAAAGCGTCCATGACTGCATTCCTTCTTAACAGGTCGTCAAAATACTTAGACGTTTCAGGATACAACTCAGCAAATTTTAGTTTTTTCCCACTTAGAATATCCTTCACCACCCATCCATCTTCTTTATCATTCAAATAAAGCATAAATCTTTCCGCAAAATCTTCCACATTTTCATGCGATTTGCTCTTTGAGTAACCAGTAATAAAATCACCAGTAATGTCTAGGGTTTCGCCGCCAGCATTGTAAATAAGCAAATCATTAGAACTGTCAGGGAATCTGTCCTTTATCGAACCTAGTGTCTGATCCTTTTCAATAGCATTTCTATACTCATCTTGTTCAGACATGAAGTCACGTTTATTATCTTCAGAATAAACAAACGGAAGCCAGTCGGTTGCCCCTCGGCCTTGCTGAACACCAGCAAGACCCCTGTCTAGAATATGTCCTGCTTCATGATTGGCAATACTATCCCAGCCACCCGTTCCGTATTTCATAAAATCCTGATTGAAATAGATTGCTTGGTCAGAATCTAAAGCAAATTTGCCAGCACTATCGCCAGTAGCAACCCATCCCGCCGCATCATCGTAGGGTCGAGACAAAAAGTTTAAAACGTCTGGACGAATTGACTCAGGCATCTGAGAAACAGACTTTGAAATATCGTGAATAGGTTTCGGCTTGCCGCTACCAAAATCTTGCAACAAAGTTTGCATGTTCATATCTACAGCAGGAATGTTGTAGGTGCTAGAAGCCGCCGCCATCGCACGAAGAAATTCATTTTGCGGCAACTGCACCTGATGTAAAGCCCAATCCGCAGTAGGATAATATGAAGCATAACCTACAGGGTGCCAACTAGGAGAATTTCGAGACAAAGTAAAAAGAATGTCATCATCACCAAGATTCTGAATTGCTGGATCATTTCTTGTCTCATCGAAAACAGAAAAATCTACTTCTCTAGCACTAGCGTTTAAAGGATAATCTGGTTCAATGAAATCTTTCATTGCACCAGAATCGTAAGCCTTATTGAAGAACCGCATTGATTCTCCACGAGCAGGATTGTTTCGATTTAACTTTGCCTCTACCAACAAGTCCAACATGTTTTCATACATGTTGTCACCAGTAACATAACTGGTTGGAGGGATCAAAGGTGCCATCAGCGCGTAGGCGGCAAGAACCTAAAGTGTTCTCCAACAACAGGCCCACTGGCTCCACGGATAGGAGTACGAGGACGAGGGCGACGAGGAGAAGTACCCTGAGGTTCAGGCATAGTCCACTTCGGAGTGTAAGGCATACCAACCACAGGAGCAGGAATCGGAGTAACACCCTGCGGATAGTAACGTCCAACACCAGTCTGCGTCAACGCCCTAGGATCTAGCCCATCGTTGTGTGCGCTACCACGAGAAGAACCAATGCCGTACCCATCGCTAGATGGGTACATATAAAACTGGGTTTGAGAATCCCACCAATCGTTTGCCGTATTCTTAGCCATGGCAGTATTACCAGCATTGCTAACAGGACGACGAGGACGATTGCGACGAGCAGGACGAGTCGTATTAGGATCACCAGTAGTAGCCCTAGTATTGCGACTAGCCGAACTACCATTACCTAGTTCGATTGCAGATTTCTTTCCACCTTTAGGCATAGTTACTCCTATCTAATTTTCAAATACAAAGTAAAGTGTGTGGTGGGGGCGGGGGTGCACCCCCACCACACAACAATGCTATCAGGCGGTGCGACCCGTCAACTTGCCCTGCTTCGCACGGTTGCGAACAGTCAAGTTGCCGTAGCACATGATGAGCGCATACTGCGCATCAAGGTTCTCTGGGCGGACAAATTCTGTCTGCGAGAACCACTTACCTGAGTGACCAACGAGGGTCAGGTACTTGGAGTTAATGAAGAACATCGTTCCTACTGGAGCGTGCACATCATAAACAACAGGTGCCGACTTGAAGAGAAGGTTTTGGAAACCTGCATCAGCCGTCTTTGCATCCGTGTAACGGAGTTGCGGCTGAAGAAGTGACTCGTACTTCTCAAACAATGCCTGCGTGGTTAGCACCATGTCAGGATGGTCGTTGCCGACCGACACTGAGTTGTATGCGGTTGCCATGTCAGCAAGCGAAAGGGCACCAGCGGTGCCTTCCTCGTATGAACCCCACCAACCGTTACCAGTTGCGGTAGGATCAATACCGCCAACAGCGGTCGTTGCATCAACAAGGTTGCCAAGACCGTTCCAGTCTTTGCCACTGTTACCAGTACCATCTGCAAAGAACATCTGGTTGAAACTTTCACGCATTGACTCTTCTGCCTGCATAATTTTTGCTTCGAGAAGGTTAACGATTGCGGCTTCACCGTTGTTCTTGGCTTCTTCAATACCGCTGATTGCGATAGAAGCGGCGTACTGCCGCCACTCGAACTCTGCGGCGGAGATGCCTTCTTGTGCGGTAAGTGAAATACTGTCGTATCCAGCGTATGAACCGACGGTATCGTTCTGCCCGTAGATCAATGGTTCCACAATCTTTGTGCCACCATCAAGCATACGCACACGACCATTCTCCATGAGATGGTTCGTGAGCGGACGCGCAGTGAAAATGTTGTCCGTCAACTGATCGCGATAATTCGCGAGAGTGGTGGACAGCAATGAATCGAAACTTGAGTTTCCAGCCATTTTAGTCTCCTAACTAAATTGAATAAATTACATGCCGAGTTGTTGCTTGCTGAGCGCCCACGCTTCAGCAACGCTAGAAGGTTTAAACTCGTTAGTAGCAGAAGGACTGTTTGCTCGTGTGCCGCCTTCAACAAATCCAGCGTCACGTTTTGCATCCATCAGAGTCTGCTCTTGCTGTGCTAGAACTTCTGGGGCGTTAGCCCTAGCCGCTCTAAGCCTGTCAAAAGCCAGCATCTTGTATGTTCCTTCTAAGTCCGTAGTGTTGTTTCGCAACGCGACACGGACAACTTCTTTCGGGTCAAAATCTTCGTATGTAGATTGCAGTCTACCAATCTCACTTTGCAACTGTTGGTTAGCACGCTCCTGCTCATACTGTTGAATCCGTTGTTCAGTTTCCCAAATTCGTTTCTCCAAAGGATCATCGAACTCTGGAACCTGCGGTTCGTTCTGTGCATCGGCAACCATCTGATTTGCTGTAGCCACACCATAATGGCGTGTCAACAGGTCAATGGTTCCCTGCGGATCTGTTTCTAACGCTTGTTGTAAAGTTTGGGCGTAGCCCAACTGCTCTCTTTGTGTTGCAAGTTCCTGCGTCTTACGTGTATAATCAGCCTGACGCTGATACCCTTGAATGGCTTCGTTAAACGGAACATCAATATCTGTCCCATCTACCTTAACCTTCACATACTTTCCGTCGAAAGCACTAGGGTCTACATATTCGTAAGATGTAGTATCTTCCGCCACTGCTGGTGCTTCGGTGTCCACTGATGGACTTTCCACATCAACATTAATATTTTCTTCAGACACGAATGTCTCCAATCTAGAGTCCAAAAGGTTGCTCTTATATATATGTTTATCCCGTTCTAATTACATTGTTGGCGACGGCGGGATACCCGCCGCTAACATAGCCTGCAACTCAGGAGGGATATCCCCTGCGGGAGCCATCTGAGGTTGAGCCATCATGGGAGCCGCCTGATCCATAGGGATCGGCGGCATCGGAGGTTGCTGGCCTTGTGGTTGCATCTCTGCTTGTGGAGGCTCAGTCATAAACATTTCAGGATTCTTCACATTGAAACCATACTGAAGAACGTATGCACCTAGTTTCTGAACGTCCACAACTCCAGCGGAAACAAACGGTGCCATAGCATCAACCATTTGCAAAGCAGATTGGCGACGGAACGCTTCGTTGGACGGCTGAGTTGATCCAGCCGCCACCTCAAAGTCGAAGTCACCGTTTAGATATTCACGATCAAACGTTACCCACATTGGTTCACCGTCTTTAGCCAGAACACGTGCCACCTGTTCACCGCTCATGTATTGGCGTGCAAGCATAAGAACTCTGCGTCCAACTTCGGCAACAGACTTCTCAATGACAGCAAGTTTGTCTGCTGTACGTGCGTTCTGCGCATCTTGAATAAGTGCGGCTTCTGTTGCGGTGCGGCGAATCTCTGATACGCCGCCACGCATAAACTCTGTGACACCTGACACAAGTTCAATATCTGTACGAATAAGTTCAGATTGATTGTAAAACTCTGGAGGGTTAATCAAAGCAGGGAATGGAGCAACCACATCACCGAGAGGGTTATCGCCCTGCACAGGAACCATCACGTTGTCATCATCAGATTCCAACGCAGACCGACCATTAGAATCAAAGTTAGTTTCACGGTACAGATACTTACGTGCGTACCGTTTACGGTGATTCATCATCTGGGTACGAGTTTCGTTCAACTCTCGCTGTAGCGGCTCGATAGCCTCCAACTCGCCAATAGGATAAAACTGGTCTGGCACATCATAGTTGCGTAGCATCACAAACGGATGACCAAACGAATACGGTTGCTTCTTCGGTTTAATCAGGAAGCCATCACCTGAATCACAGAACACGCTAACCGTGTTGTTCTTCAAATCATAAAACTCGTAAACATCGGCGTAGCCTTCATCCTTGTCATAGATTTTGCGTGACGACGGATCATCAGTATACTTAGCGTAACTAACTGCACCCACGTCCTTGCGTACGCTAGCCGCATAACGCTTGTCTGTTTTAACATCATTCACTGTGCGACGTACACGGTGAGCAATCCACTTAGCGTCGTGCATCGACGTAGCATCTGGATCAATAAACACGTCGAACGGTGAAACACGTTCGACAAACGGCTCGTCCTGCAACACAATTAGAGTTGTGGATGTTACATTATCTTCAACGTTCGGGTCAGAAATATCTTCGTGTTCTCCAACACGTTCTTCTTCAACGTAACGGTAGCCAACCTTCAGCCATCCGTGACCGACAATCAAGAAGTCTTTAACTGCCCGACGGAACTGATCTTTGAAGTCACGGTGCCGCCACCAATAGTTTGTTACTGCTTCAGCAATCACGGCGTTAGCCGCATTCTCAGGATTGACAGCATTAACAGCAATCTTAGGATAGTTCACAGCAATCGAAGGTGCAATAACGTTAATTGTTGAGAACGCAAGGTTCACAAGCACACGATCTTCGTCGGTGAAATATTCGTAGTGTCGTCCACGATACAAGTCAACCAAACGTTTCCAAGTGTCATCGTAATGTTCCTCCCGTCGCCAACGACGGGAGGTTGTCATCTTCTTACGATACTTTGCAAGCAACTCATTATTAGATGGACGAGCCATATCAGGACTTCACCCACACCTGAGCAACACGACCCAGCCAGTTCCACACAGCAACTAAACCAGCAATACCAGCCGCCTTAAAAAACGAGATATCCGTTACAGCCGCAGTAATCGGTGCCGCAGTAGCACCAGCCACAAACGTTGCTACCGCCTTGTCAAACGCTTCACGATAATTCATTTTGTCTCCTTATCTAGATGCCACTCAATGTGATGATCTAGCCTACTGTCAATGCCATCAACCTTGACATCTATCTGTTCCAACAACTCCCTGTTACTGTTGTGGTCACGATTATTTTCTTTCCTAGTTTTTTCTAGCAACGTAACAATAACACCGCTAGGTGCTAGGATCGCTAGGATAACCGCAACAACATTAGACATATCAGATCACTTGTTCCCCACATATTCTATGTCGCGACCCTGAGCAATAGCATCGCCAATGATTTCACGCTCACGTTCCTTGAACGTGGCACCATGAAACGTTTCCTGACCATGAGTGAAACCGAACCTGATGCCTTTAACATGGCAACCAAAACAAATAGCACCCCGACGTGGAACCACATCGAACGTAAAAACCTTGCCGCATTGTTCACATTTGAGACTACCCATACTAAAGTGCGCCCCGTTCTAACCTAAATGATTTGAATTTCTAGTATTGTACGCACCTAGAGGAGTTTTTGCGGGAGATTCCTCCCGTAAAAGAAACTGTTCCCACCAAACCAAACTATTCGTAGGAACAGGAGCACCCGCATCATACTCAGGAAGCCACACAAACTTTAACATCTGATTAGCAATAGCCAACGAAATCACACGGTCATCGTGTGGAGAACCAGCCATCTTCCCGTTCGACTTGCGAACAAACGTTCGCAACTCACCAATGGTATTGGAACAAAACAAACCAATATTTTCTGTCCTAATGACAGCGGCCAACTCGTCAATCATCAACGGCTTTGTGGACGCTGTGGTTCTCCAACCCAAAATATCTGTCTGCTTGGCGCGCACCTGTGCGAGCCTGCGCTGTTTATAGATATTATGGTAACCAGTACCTTGCAACGCCTTCAGCGTTGTAAGACCATGGTTGTTATTCTCTACACCCACAAGAGCGTTATTGTACCACCAGCCCATATATCCCAATAGTATGCCAAACAAATCTGGAGCAATGTGTCCATGCCAATGAGCAACCACATTCCCAGTTGTAGCATCAATCACATGGGCAGAACTATAGTCACCGTACGATAAACCTTCGGCAACGTCAGCACCAATCACATACACGCCTTCATGTTCTGGTTCAACCCAAACCTTAAAAGAGCCGTCCCGATGCGGTTTCAAATAAGTAGGACTTTCAGTATCAAACACCAGATCCCCAACAGTGGGATCAACAGTAATAAAACTTTCTAGGATGTCTACATCAAATACGGGGTTACCTGATTTGATGAACGCTTCCTCAGGAGACCTAGGGTACTCTTGGTGCAACTGCCACAACGGAGTGTTGCGTGCCTTAACTTCATACCACGCTTCGTCGCGATCACCAGCAGACCAAGGGAAGAACAAACCCTTAAACAAGTTGGTTCCCGTCTGGGAACCAACCCACATCTGGTGAAAGAAGTTACCAGAACCATTAGCGGTACTAAGAGTGATGATGCGTCCG